AGACGGTTCTCAGTATGAAATCACTAATATTGTCGATGACGCATTAACAATCAGACAACTAGATAACCCTAACGGTGGTGGACTGAAATCTGCTCTTGCAGATGGAACAGATGTTCGCAGACGTTGGAAGTACTACGACCAAGTAGATTCTGCTCCTGGCACATCTGTTTGGGGTGCAAGCAAGAATATCACTAACGATGAAATCCATGTTGTTGTTTTCGATACAAACGGTGACATCACTGGTTACGATGGTGATCTTGCAGGCAGTAGAACAAGTGCAGTTATTGAAGTATTCGCATTCCTTTCACAGGCAGAAGATGCTAAGACACCACAAGGTGGTACTGCATTCTACCCAAGCGTAGTCAATACAAAATCAGAATATGTAAGATGGGCAGACCATGATGTATCACTAACAGATGCCGGTGAGACAGCCGCAGAGGCAATCTCTGGTTCAAGTTCTACATTCGCATCTGGTACAGGTAAAGCAGGTATTATCAACAGTCTACTTACTGGTGGTAGTTCTGGTTCAGCATCTACTCCAACAGTAGGTGAACTGGACACTGCATATACTTTGTTTGCAGATACAGCGACTGTTGACGTAAACCTAGTTATGGCTGGTTCAACTGAAATCGGTGCTTCTGGTGCAGACGGAACAACACACGCAACCAACATCATCGACCTCTGTGAGGCGAGAAAAGATTGCGTAGGTTTCATTTCGCCAACAAGAACAGATGTTGTGGGTATCCCATCATCTATTACACAAACAAACAACATCAAAGATTTCTTCGATGGACTAGCAAGTTCGTCTTATGCAGTCTTTGATAGTGGTTACAAGTATATGTACGACAAGTACAACGATGTCTATAGATACGTTCCTCTGAACGGTGATGTCGCTGGACTTTGTGCGAACACTGACCTTGTTGCAGACGCATGGTTCTCACCTGCCGGATACAACAGAGGACAAATTCGTGGTGCAGTAAAACTTGCCTACAACCCAAATAAGTCACAAAGAGATATTCTCTATCCTGCCAGAATTAACCCTGTTATTTCTGAGCCAGGCGAGGGTACACTTCTTTTCGGTGACAAGACAGCACTTTCAAGACCTTCTGCATTTGACAGAATCAATGTTCGTAGACTGTTCCTTGTTCTTGAAAAGGCAATTGCGACTGCCGCTAAGTTCCAACTGTTTGAATTCAACGATGAGTTCACAAGAGCACAGTTTAAGAACTTGGTTGAACCTTTCTTGAGAGATGTGCAAGGACGTAGAGGTATTACAGACTTCTCAGTTGTCTGTGATGAATCTAACAACACAGGTGAAGTAATCGACAGAAACGAATTTGTTGGTGACATCTTCATCAAGCCTGCACGTTCTATCAACTTTATTACACTTAACTTTATCGCCGTAAGAACTGGCGTTGAGTTTAGTGAGGTAGGAGGTTAATCATGGCAACAATTGATCAATTCAAAGCAAATATCGCTGGTGGCGGTGCAAGAGCTAACCAATTTCGTGTTATTCTCAATACGCCATCAGGTATCGCAACTGGACTTGTCGCAGCGACTGCCCAGTTTATGATTAGAGCAGCTGCTCTTCCTGGCCAGACACTTGGTGAAATCCCTATTCAGTTTAGAGGACGCCAATTGTATCTTGCCGGTGACAGAGAGTTCGAGCCTTGGACAACAACAGTACTGAACGATACTGACTTCGCAATCAGAAACGGTATCGAAAGATGGATGAATGGTATTAATGACCTTCAGACAAACACTGGTGTATCCAATGTGACTGAATATACTGCTGACATGGTAGTGCAACAACTTGACAGAGACAATAGAGTTCTAAAACAATATACTCTAACAAGTTGTTTCCCTCAAGCAATCAGTGCGATTGACTTGAACATGGACACAGTAAATGAAGTGGAAACCTTTGAGATTACTTGGCGTTATACGTCATTTAATGCCGGCGTATAATATAGTTTTACAAACCTACTAAATAGTTGGGTAAAACTAGGAGTATTATAGTATGGCGGAACTTTTTGGTTTCAAAATCACGAGAGCAAATCAGAGTGGGGGTAGTGATGGATTCACTGCTCCCTCTACTGACGATGGAACTCTTGACATCGTATCAGGCGGTGGACACTATGCGTCCATTCTTGATATGGATGGCCGTGACAGAAACGAACTCGATTTAATTCGTAGATATAGAGATATTGCACAACAACCAGAGTGCGATAGTGCAATTGAAGATATCGCAAATGAAGCAATTGTCTCTGATGAAAGAGACAAGTCTGTTTCACTTTCCCTCGATCAATTACAACAATCACCAGCAATCAAACAGAAAATCAGAGATGAGTTTGATGAAGTATTGCGTTTGATGGACTTTAGTGCCAAAGGACATGATATCTTCAGACGGTGGTATGTTGATGGTAGAATTTATTATCATAAAATTATTGATAAGAAATCTCCAAGAAAAGGGATTAAAGAACTAAGATATATTGACCCTCGCAAAATCAAAAAGGTGAGGGAACAAAGAAAAGAGAAAGACCCAAAAACTGGTTTGGATTTGGTTAGAAGTATTGAGGACTTCTATCTTTATAATGATAAGGGCCTCGATCAAAGTCAAGGTACAACCAGTGGAATTCGTATCACAGCAGATTCAATTACCTACTGTCCTTCTGGATTAGTAGATATGCATAGAGGTACAGTTCTTTCTTATCTCAATAAAGCAATCAAACCTGTCAATCAGTTGCGTATGATTGAGGATGCGTTGGTTATCTACCGTATCTCTCGTGCGCCTGAAAGACGTATCTTCTACATTGATGTGGGTAACTTGCCGAAAGTAAAAGCAGAGGCATACCTCAAAGATGTGATGAATCGTTATCGGAACAAGTTGGTGTATGATGCACGAACTGGTGAGATTCGTGACGATAGAAATCATATGTCAATGTTGGAAGATTTCTGGCTTCCTCGTAGAGAGGGCGGTAGAGGTACGGAAATCACAACCCTGCCTGGCGGTTCAAATCTAGGTGAGATTGATGATATCACATACTTCCAAAAGAAACTTTATCGTTCACTGAACGTACCAATCTCTAGATTAGAATCAGAATCACAGTTCTCTATTGGACGTTCTGATAACATTACTAGAGATGAACTGAAGTTTACCAAGTTCGTACAGAAACTTCGCAAGAAGTTCTCTGTTCTATTCCTTGATATTCTAAAGACACAACTCATCCTCAAGGGTGTAATTGCTTCTGAAGAATGGGATACAATGAAAGAACATATCCAGTTTGATTATATGCAAGATGGACACTTTACTGAATTAAAGAATGCTGAACTCTTGCAGAATAGAATTGATATGCTCGGACAGATTGAAAGTTATGTAGGAACATACTTCTCTAAAGAATATGTAAGAAAGAATGTTCTTCGTATGACGGACAGTGAGATTGAAGAAATTGAAAACCAAATAAAAGATGAAGGTGGCGGCGAAATGGGTGCAGATGATGGAGACTTCTATGCACAAAATGACCCCACAAAAGGAGATAAATGATGGATACAGTAAAAGACTTTGTTAGTTCAATTGCAAGTGGAGAAAACTTGGATGCAGAACAGCATTTCAAAGCATCCCTCGCCGCAAAGGTTGGTGATGCATTGGAAACAAAAAGACAAGAAGTTGCGAAAACATTCGTGACACACCATGTACCAGAGGTAGAAGATAGTGAGTAAACCTTTTTCTAAGTTCGCAAAAGAACTTCCAGAAAAGGATGAGCATAAACAATCTAGGGAGTATAAGAAGTTGTCTCCCAAGATGAAGGATGCTGTTGACGCTATTTTCAAGGAAATGGAGTCTAAACCCTCAGATTTCCTAAATACTTTTGACAAAACAATTACAAAAGTTTCAAAACAGTTCAAAGTTCCGCCAAAGAAATTAATGGACTATTTTGAGGCAGAAGTATTATCAATTTAGGAAAAGAACCATGAAACTAAAACTACTAGGAAGTGCAATAAACGCCGCAACAACTGCTGGCGCTGGAGCCGCCTTCGATGGTGCGACTCTTGTTTATTGCATAAACACTGATTCTTCTGCACAATTGGTATCTGTTGCAAATTCATCAAATGTGACACAAGGTTCATTTCACTTGGGCGCTGGTGCATCTCACATGGTTGTAAAAGAACACGCAGATAAAGTTTTCGCTGCATCTGCAAACGTAAAATTTACACCAGTAGCACATCACGCATAAGGGGATTGAAATGAAACTTATTGCAGAACAGATACAAGACGTAGAATACATCACTGAAGAAAAAGACGGTGGTGGTAAAGAAATGAAAATCCGTGGCATCTTTATGCAGGCGGATCAAAAGAATCGTAACGGGCGAGTATATCCCTTTGGAGTTTTGAACAAAGAAGTTGCTCGTTACAATAAAGAATTTGTTGCCGAAGGTCGTGCGTTTGGGGAACTAGGACACCCAGAGGGCCCTACTGTCAATCTTGACAGAGTATCGCACATGATCACAAAACTTGAGGCTAATGGAAAGAACTTCGTTGGTGAGGCAAAACTTTTGTCTACTCCTATGGGGGAAATTGCGAAAGCACTAATCAAAGATGGTGGTAAACTTGGTGTCTCTTCAAGAGGTATGGGTTCACTAGAATCTAAGGCTGGTGCAAATTATGTGAAAGACGATTTCTATCTCGCTACTGCGGCAGACATCGTTGCAGACCCTTCTGCTCCTCAGGCCTTCGTTGAGGGTATTATGGAAGGAAAGGAATGGGTGTGGGATAATGGCATTCTCAAAGAAGTCGAGATTGCTGGAATCAAAGATGAGATTAATGAAGGTGTAAGACGTAAACAGTCAAATGTTTCCGCTCTTGCATTTGCAAAATTCTTGTCAAAACTTTAATCATTATAAATATGTTAAGATAACAAAACTCAAGGAGAAATCCCAATGTCAGAACTAGACAAGACAATTGAGGAACTAGAAGCGGAAGTTCAACAGGAGCTTGAAGAAGCATCCCAAGACGCCCCTACAAAGGGTGCCGCCAAAGGTGAATCAATGGATAAAGTAGAGGGTGAAGTTCAAGATCTTGGTGGCGCTGGTGAAGAAAAGCCAGATGCCGAATCTGGTTCAGCGAAATCTGCTGACAAGATGAAAAAGGCAACTGATGCACAGACTAAAGGTGCAAAAGATGCTGGTGGTGACACTGAAGCAACCAAAATCAAAGAACCCCTTGCCGCAGGCGATGATAACATCGACAATGACGGTGAAGAACTTCAAGAGAAGGCCATGACGAAAGAGATGATGAAAGCCGAAATGATGAAAAAAATGGAAGGCATGAAGGCTCAAGAACTCAAGGCAATGTATAACAAGATGGAAATGATGGGTAAAGAAGAGGAAGAAGAAAAGGCCGAAGCAAAGGTCGAGGAATCTACTCTTGATGAGCGCATCGCTTCTGTAGATGTTTCTGATGACGTTTCTGCCCTTACACAAGATGCAGATCTTTCTGAGGAATTCAAAGAAAAGGCAGCGACAATTTTTGAAGCAGCCGTAAAATCAAAAATCCGTTCTGAAGTCGAAAGAATTGAGTTGGAAAAAACTCAAGAAGTCGCTGAAGAAATCAACAGAGTTCAAGATGAGTTGACTGAAAAAGTTGACAACTACATGAACTACGTTGTAGAAGAGTGGATGAAAGAAAACGAAATCGCAATTGAGCG